AGCTCGAGACCTGGTGGAAGCGCCTGCTACGGGGCAACAAGCGCGCCCACGAGACCGTGGCACTGCGCGCGAGCATCAAGCCCGTCGTCGTCGGCCAGCCCCCGAAGGACCTGGCGATGGTCGAATTGACCGATGCCAAGCGCATCGAGATCAGCGTGGCCCTGGGCGTCCCGCAGGGCATCCTGGACGACCAGCACGTCAACCGGGCGACCGCCGAGCAATCCGAGTGGAACTACTGGACGCTGACGATCCTGCCGGACTGCGAGCTGATCGAGACCGGCCTCAACCGCCAGGTCTTCGCCCCGCTCGGCTACGAGTTCCGCTTTCAGCCCCAGAAGCTGGAGGCCATCCGCCGGCGCAAAGACGCGAAAGCCCTCGAGCTGCTGTCCGCGGTCATCGGCGGCGGCATCACGCAGAACGAGTTCCGCAACGGACTCGGCCTCGAGCCGATGCCGGGCGGCGACGAGCTCCGCGTGGCACCGGTAGCGCAGGTCTCAGCGGGCGAGCGGGTCGGCGGACTGCCGCGTGCCGGCTCGGCGGCCGCGTAATGGCCGGCCGAACGATCCTCACCGTCGACGTCCAGGGCGGCCCTGCGCTCATCGCCAAGCTGGGCAAGGTCGCTGCCGCCGAAACACTCGCGGCGCCGCTCCAGAAGGCTGGCGAGCGCCTCCAGCGCGCCATGCAGGGCTACCCGCCCGAGCTCCCCAACCAGACGTATGAGCGCACCGGCGACCTGGGCAACTCGTGGAAGGATCCCGTCATCAGCGGCCTGACCGCGACCGTCAAGAGCTCGATCGCGTACGGCCCCTTCGTCCAGGGCGACCAGGCGCAGACCGCGCCCTTCCGCGGCCGCTGGATCACCGGCTCAGAAGCGATCGAGCTGGAAGCGCCCACCATCCAGCGCGATTTTCAGGAGGCCATCGACGCCGCGCTGAAGTGAGCCGTGTATGCGATGTCGCATACCCCCGCCGCTCAGCCGGCGGCCACACACAGCAGGATCGGGTCCCCGGTGTTCGGGCAGCTCGTCCAGAAGTCGAAGCGCGCGCGAGGGCTCGCTTCGAACTCGATCGGGTGAGCGAACTTCCGCCACTCGAGGGCCCCGTGGGCTGCGCCACAACGGACACACGGGTCGACGCCCAACACCAGCGGAAGCGCCTGTTTCGGCTTCGCCTCACTCACGATTCCAACCCTAGCACCCACGAGCCCAGCGCAGAGGTCGGGTCTTTCCCCGCCGCCCGAAGGAGGGCCCGCCTGTGCGCAATGCGCTTGCCATCAAGTCGGAGACCGACGCCGCCCTGACCCTCGAGGGCTGGGCCGTCGTCTTCGACACCGCCACCAGCCCGGGCGCCGACCTGTCCGGCGAGTACTTCTCCGCCGACACCAACTTCTGGCTCGACCAGCTCGGCGCCGTCAAGATGGCGTTGTACGACCACGGTCAGAACGACGCCGTCAAAAGTGCCGTGCTCGGCTCGGGCACGCTCGAGCGCAAGACCGTCGACAGCGTCGAAGGGCTGTGGTTCACCGCCGAGCTCGACAAATCGGTCGCCTACGTGAAGCAGGTGGCCAAGCTGGCCAAAAAGAGCCTTCTCGGCGCCTCGACCGGCGCCGTCAGCCACCTGGTGGAGCGCGTCGACGACGCAGACGCCGACTCCGATCGGACCTGGATCAAGTCCTGGCCGATCGCCGAGGTGTCGTTCCTGGTCACTCCGTGCGAGCCGCGCACCATCGGCTTCGAGTCGCTCAAGGCGCTGATCGACAAGGGCGAAGCAGCCCGGGCGACCATCGAAGCGGCGCCGACGCTCCCCGCCGGCCGCGACCTGAAGTCGACGTCGTACGAGCAGATCCGCGACCAGGTGTCGCGGGTCATCAACCGCTCGGACAGCTCGCCGTTCGACCTGGCCGACGCCGACTGGTCCAGCATCGTCGGCACCTTCCCGGATCACGTCATCGTCGAGCGCGTCGACTACGACGCCGACGGCGACGGCGGCCTGTGGAAGATCGGCTACACGGTCGACGCCGCGGGCGTCGTGACCCTCGGCACGGCCGAGCAGGTGACCACCGAGTACCCCGCCATCACCAAATCGCTCGTCAAGCACGCGGCCGCCCTGAAAGCGCTGCTGCCCCCTGAGACGTCGGCTGCGACCAAGCAGACGACCCCGCTCGAGGCCTCGGAGCCCGCCACCCCCGAGGAGCCCGAAATGTCTCAGGCAATCCTGGACGCGATCAAGGCGCTGAGCGACGACCTCAAAGCCACCAACACCCGCATGGACGGCATCGCCGTCATCGCCGAGGAACCCGCCGTCAAGACCGCGGGCGTGGCCGTGCCGGCCGTCATCATCGCCAAGCCCGGTTCAGCCGACCAGGCCGAGGCCGAGTTCAAGAGCTTCCTGGGCGGCGGTCCCTACCCCCGCTCCGCCTTCAAGGCGGCGCTCAATGAGGGCACCAACTCGCAGGGTGGCTACGCCGTCCCTGCCAAGTACAGCAACGACCTGGTCACCCCGCTGACCGACCTGTCGTTCCTGCGGCTGGCTGGCGCGCGGATCATCAAGCTCGAGGGCACCGACGCCTTCCACATCCCGGCCCTGACGTTCGCGTCCGCCGCGGTGCTGACGGCCGAGGCGGCCGCCTACACCGAGGGCGAGCCGACCATGGCCGAGACCCTCTTCGCGCCGTGGAAGCTGACCCGCCTGGCCAAGGTCTCCGAGGAGCTCGCCGCGGACAGCCGCTTCGACCTCTGGGGCCAGATCCTGCTGCCCGACTACGCCCAGAGCTTCGCGGCCGCCGAGAACTCGTACTTCACCACGGGCACGGGCACCAGCCAGCCGGCGGGTGTCGTGACGGGCGCGCCGACCGGCATCACGCTGGCCACGGGCAACACGCTGCTCATCCCCGCCGACTCGGTCATCGACACCTATTTCTCGCTCGACTACAAGTACCGCGCGAACGCGGTGTGGATGATGAACGACGCCACGCTCAAGGTCGTGCGCAAGCTGAAGGACAGCCAGAACCGCTACCTGTTCGAGCCCAACTACTTCGCCCCAGGCAACGGGATTGGCACGGCGCAGGGCCCGGATGGCGTCCGCTCGAGCGGCACGATTCTCGGCAAGCCCGTCATCACCAACAACTCCATGGCGGTCCCCGCGGCCAACGCCAAGACGATCCTGTTCGGCGACTTCAGCTACTACTGGATCGCGGACTGGGCTGGCCTGGAGATGCAGCGCCTGTCCGAGCTGTACGCCGCCAACGGCCAGGTCGGCTTCCGCGCCTTCCATCGCACCGACGCCCACCTGATGCTGCAGGCGGCGATGACGCTGATGGTGCAGAGCGCCACGTAATCAGCACCCGGCGACGGCGACCTGCCGCAGCTCGAGGTTCGAACGGACCTCACTGCGGCATGCGCGCCGGAGTCCGCAACACAGCCGATGCCTTCCCATGGGGCGCGCGGGTTCACGACCCAGCATCGGCTCCTATCACAACGCCTGCCACTCGGCGAGCTCGTCCTCCTCGAACTGGAGCCGCTCGGTCTCCGCACTCACCAGCGCCGAGACGATCACCCGGTGGTTGTTCGAACGGTGCCCGACCGGTTCCACCGGCAGCAACTGCAGCAACTCGCGGACGCGCCGTCTCAGATGGACCAACCGCTCCTGCGCGCGCTTCCGCAGCACCACTTCGCGATCGAGACGCTTCTCGAATTCCTCGCGCTCGTTCGCGTCCACCGCCCGGAGGGTAGCCCATGTCCTACGCGCCACTCTCCAGCCTGAAGGACCGCCTCAACGTCGTCGACACGGCCAGCGACGCCATCCTGCAGGCCTCGCTCGACTGGGCCGACGCTTTCATCAACGCGTTCTGCAACGAACGCCGTTTCGCCGCCTACACGGCCACCCGGCTGTATGGACCGGACCGCATCGACTGGGACGACACCGGCTACACGGGCCCGATCCCACTGGTCTACGGGCCGTACAAGCGGCTGTTCCTCGACGAGGACCTGCTGACGGTCACCGCCATCACCAACGGTGACGGCTCGAACATCCCCACCAACGGGTGCTTCCTCGAGCCGTTCAACGCGATCGCCGACAACTCGCCCTACCAGTCACTGCTGCTGAAAAGCGCGTACGCCTGGATCTGGACCCCCGACGCCCAGATCGCGATCGCGGGCACCTGGGGCTACTCCGCCACACCGGACGCGCTGGTCATCAATACGGCCCTGCTCCTGGCCGAGTGGCACTACCGCGCGCGCGGCCCCCAGTCGCTGACCACCGTCTTCGACCGCAAGACCAAAAAGGTCACGCTCGAGGGCTTCCCCGAAAAGGCGCTCGACGGGCTCGAGATGCGGCGCAGGTTCGCGCGGTGACCACCATCAGCCAGGTGTTCGACGCGTTGCAGCTGGTCAACGCGGGCATCAAGGGCGTCAAGTTCGCGCCCAGCTCCAGGAACACCCCGAATCAGCTCACCCCGGGCCAGCTGCCCGCGGCGATCAGCTGGTACACGGCGGACGACTGGACCAAAGGCGGTCAGACCCACTTCATCGTCGAGGTGTACGTCGCCGCGGTTGGCCAGGCGAGCCCGACGTTGGCGATGGCCACCTGCCTGGACCTCATCCAGCGGTTCCGCGACACCTTCAAACCGCTCCTCGCCGTCGACGGGGTGTCGATCATCCGCGAACGCCACAGCCATCTGGGTGGCTTTGGCAGCGATGGGATCCACAAGACGCTCCACTACGCGGGGTCCGAGTACTTCGGGTTCAGCTTCCGCGTCGCGTTCTTCGGTCTGTGATGGCGACTGACGCCGCGCGCGTGCAGCGCTGCCCGACCTGCGGCCGGCTGCTCGGCTACTCGCGCGTCCCCACGAACCACCCGAACTGTCCGGCCCAGCACGAAACCAAGTGCGGCAAGTGCGGCGGCCTGGTGGCCCTCAGCATGGACCCCCAGATTCCGGCCAGAACCGTCTAAATCCAACCCCCGCCCGAGCCCTCCGAGGCCAGCGCTGCACGCCCTGGAGGTCCTTCACCGTGGCATTTTCGCCTGGCTTCGACGCCGCCCTCACCTTCGCGGCGACGGACATCACGCCGTACACGACGTCCGTCAAGTTCACGCCCGCCCGCAAAGACTTCGATCTCGCGGTGCTCGGCGGCGCGGCCGTCAAGACCATGGTCGGTCCGGTCAAGACCATCATCGACCTCGCTGGGTTCATCGACCCGACGCTCACCGCCCTGATCACGGCGCATATCAGCGAGACGATCCCGACCACGGCCGCGATCGTCTACGGCCCGCAGGGTTCCACCGTCGGTCTGCCGAAGCGCACCTGCAGCGCGTTCGTCGTCGACTACGCCGAGGACACCCCGTCGGAGGGTCCGGGCAAGTGGACCGCCAAGCTCGCCGTCGACGGCCTCGTCACGTTCGGAGTGTACTGACATGGCGTTCTCTGCTGGCTTCGACGCCGTCATCAACGTCAACGCGACGGACATCTCGGCCTACACCACCTCGGTCAAGTTCACGCCCGCCCGGAAGGACTTCGATCTGGCCGTGCTCGGCGCCGCGCCGGTGAAGACGATGGTCGGCCCGACGAAAACGATCGTGGATCTGGCCGGATTCATCGACCCGGCCGCGACCGCGGTGTTCACGGCCCTGATGGCGCAAACGATCCCGCTCAGCGTCGCGGTCATCTACAGCCCGCAGGGCATCACCACCGGCCTGCTGCGGCGCACGTTCAACGCGTTCTGCGTCGATTTTGCGGAGGACACCCCGTCGGAGGGTCCGGGCAAATGGACTGCCAAGCTCGCCGTCGACGGCCTGGTGACCTTCACCACGAACCCGTGAGTCAGGAGGCAACGCTATGGTCGCCTCCATTGCGCCACAACACACCACCCTCGGCCTGACGCCAGTCTTTCAAGCCGCCCTGGCCGCCGGCGACACGTATGCCGCGGGCGGGGCCCCGACCCTGCAGGTCAAGAACGCGGGCACGGTGCCCGTCACGGTCACCATCGCCGCGATCACGCCCTGCAGCCAGGGCGTCAAGCACCCGCTCAGCTTCGTCGTGGCTGCCACCGGGATCGCCGAGCTGTACGGCCCGGTGACCACGCTCTACTACCAGGACCTCAGCGGCAACATCGAGGTCAGCTACAGCCCGTCGACCGTCCAGCCGGCGCCGGCCGCGGCGGTGGTGGCCAGCGGCGCGGCGGGCCTGCCGAACGGCACCTATCGCTGCCAGGTAACGTTCGTCAACGCGCTTGGGGAGACCACCGGCAGCGCGGACGCCATCGTCACGGTCGCCAGCCAGCAGATCGCCTGGTCGTCGATTCCCCTCGGCCAGGCTGGGACCACGGCGCGCAACCTCTACCGCGTCCTGGAGACCGCCACCGACGCGGCCAAGCTCACTGAGTCGGCCACCGTCAGCGTCGGGACCGCCATCCCGTCCGCGGATACCGGCGCACTCGGCGAGACGGCGTCGATCACCCAGGCGGTCAAGCTCGGCCAGTTGCGGCTGGTCACCACGCTCGCCGACAACACCACGACGACCTTCACCGACAACGTCGCCGATGCCGCGCTGGGCGCGGGCATCCCGCTCACGAACACCGCCAGCGTCGTCACGGTCGCCGTCACCGCGCCATAGCCAAAAACATGCGACGTCGCATACCCACCAGCCAGGAGACCCGAGTGTCCAACACCAAAGAGTCCGCTCCAAAAGCACCCGTCACCCTCACGCTCGAGCAGATCACCGCCATCGACGACCGCGCGCCGATCGACGTCGACGTCGAGGCCTGGGGCGGCTCCGTCCAGGTCCGCGCGCTCACCCTGCAGCAGATCCATGAGTGCACCAAACGCGCGGCCAACCCCGCGCGCGGCGGTGAGGTCCACCCCGAGAAACGCAACGGCTGGTACCTGGTCGAGGGCCTGCTCGCGCCGGTGATCACGATCGACGTCGCCGAGGTGTGGCTGACCGAACGGGCCGCGGGCCCCGTCGCCGACATCCTGGCCGCCATCCTGTTCCACAGCGGCCTGACGGAGCGCGCAAAGGAAACCGCCAAAAGCGGCGCTGGAAGCTGACCCGCTGCTGCGCTATCAGTACGGCCTGGCGCGCGAGCTGGGCATGACGCTGCAGCGGTTCCTGCAGGAGATGGGGCCCGGCGAGATCGCCTACCAGATCGCCTACGACGAGCTCGAGGCCGACGCGCGCAGCAAGCGCGCCCAACAAGCACGCGGCGCCGCGAGCGCGCTCCGGCGG